ATTTTAAACATATACTTTTATCCATGTTTATTCTCTCTGTATAAATAAGCAAGAAATAAAATAAACCCTACAATTGTGCAAAATAAAATTGTCCAACCAATATATTCCCATATTTTTCGTATTAATTCTTGCCTATCATAGATTTCACGCTGCCTACGCTTCCTTATATCGCCCTCCATTTTTAAAACATCGTTCCAAGCGTTAGGTCCATAAGTCATGTTCAAAAATGTTTTCATTTCATAGCGTTGTTTTTCCATTTTTTTCTTGGCAACCACTGCTTCTATCGCACTAGCTTCAATTTGACTTCCTTTAAATATTCTTTGTAAAGCCGATGGATTCTGCGTAGTTTTGGCTGCATTATCAATGTCACTTGATGCTCCCATCCATCTTGAGAGGTCTTTCCCCATTGATTCTATATCGCGACCAACTGCAAATCCAGCCTTCAATGCACTAAAAGCTTTTGAAGCGGCTGTAAGAGCTAGACCAATAGTGGCGGGATCAACCATTTTAAAAAATTCCTTTAAATTTTTGTGGTCTAGCTATATCAGAAAACTTTTTAATTATGCCACCGTTATTCTTTTTTTGTATTTTTCTTACGACTTTTTTTCTTTGGCTTTTCTTTTTTGATTTCCCAGCTTGACTCAACGCTATCGCTATTGCTTGTTTCTGTGGGTATTTCTCTGACATCAACTTCCTTATGTTCTGGCTGATTGTCTTCTGGCTTTTGCCTTTGTCTAATGGCATCTAAAGCTCCTTCTCTTGCAAGTGTTCGTTGTCTTTTTTTCTCTTTTTCAACTGCTCTTACTTTTTCCTGCACTGAACTAGACATAATTTTATCCTTTCATTGATTTCATTGCGGCTATATCTCTTGTTGTTTGATCTTTTTGATTAGCCAATTCTTCCTGTTGATCTATTTTTTGTTGATCTAATAAAACATCGTTTCTTTCTTTTTCTTTATCTAATGCTTGTTTCTTTTCAAATTGATCTTGTTTTTGTTGTATTTCCTGACCTTTTAATGATAATTCTTGTTTCCTTATAGTTACAAGAGGATCTTCACTTGGAGGTGGTGTAATAGATTTTGCATATTCTTCACTTATTTCTGAAGCTATTTCTGCTGATCTTGAAGCAATTTGACTTTGAATTTTTTGCATAGCATTAGGATCATTTTGCATCATCATTTGTTCTTGTGGAGACATACTATCCATAAGTTCTTTTTGTGCCTGTATCTCAGACATCATTGCAATATGTTCAGATATATGACCTTGTAAAGTCATCAATATTCCTGCATTTGATTGAGCTATTGGAGTTGAAATCATAGCTAAATGAGCAGAAATATGAGATTGATGGTTTTGTTCTGGAAATGCAGTTAAAATCCCACCTCTTAAAGCTTCTTGATTTTCTTTAGCTGGATTCATAGGCATAGGCTGTGGTGGTGGCTGTAATATAGCATCAATATTAGTAACACCTAAAGCTTCATACATTTTTCTATAAGCTTGATACATACCATTTTGACCATGAATATCTGGATTGCTTTGCGCTAATTGTAATTGTGTTTGTGCTAATGCAATCCTCTGTGACATTGAAAAAATATTAGGATCAGACACAGGTAAAACATCAATTCTACTATCAAAATCTGTCTGTTTAATTTCTGGTGGTGCACCTGGAACTTGGTAAGGGTACATTGGCACACCCATTGCAAATATTCTTGCAAGTAATTGAAATTCAATTTTTTGTGAATAATGCAACCTTTTATGAATAGCAGACATTACCTTTGTGCCTCTTTCCATAATAGCCATAGTCGTTCCAACTGGAGCGTTTCCTTGCATTTCTCCAACCTTCATGTCAGCCATTGAAGCAAACCTTCTGCCAGAGTCAATTAATGTTCCCATAAGGTTGTAAAGAGTTTGTGACGGCTCTTTAAATGGTAAAGGCATAATTGCCTGTTTTAAATCCATTCCTACCATATCCACATCTCTAAATTCACCTGGATTTAAAGGAGTTTCGTCATCTCTTATCCTAGCACCTCTTGCTTTAAACCCAGCAGGTAAATTAGATAATGTCCCTGCATCTATAAGTTGTCTTAATATTGAAGTTGATGCTCTTGATAAGCCACCTATCATATGAGTAAGACCAAAGCCATAAAACCCAAGACCAGGTAAGAACTTATAATGAACAAAATAAGGGATCTTCCTACGGAACGAATCACCTTCATTGAAATTACGCTTGATTGATAATATTTCACCAGATTTCTCCACTATCGTAACGATATAAGGCATTTTTAACCCAGTGGATTCACCTTGTTGATCTGTATCTTCAAATCCTGGTAAATCTAAATCTGTGTGAATTTCATATAATGTTAAATCTTCATTGCTACTGGAATGTGAGTGTATGCCTTCAATATCTTTAATTGTTTCTTTTACCTCATCATAATTGTCTGAATCCAAACCTGATGTAGGCAACTCTATATCTCTGTAAAACCCAGTTAGTTGCAACTTTCTTATTTCATTAGAATCCATGCGAATAACATGACATATTCTAGTAGCTGTTTTTAAATCTGTTGCATTAAAAGGAACAATTAAGTCCTCTGCATGAACAAACTTTGAAACTGCTCGTTGCAATGAAGGGTCAAAGTAAACTTTTTTAAATGATGAACCTACAATTGGAAGGTAAAATAACATCTGATCTAACTCTGGATCATATTCTTCCATTTCATAAGTTATCTGATAATTCATATAATTTTTAACACGCTCTGCTTGAGCGATTATTTCAGGAGTTTCTGCACCAATGACTGATGTTTTAACAGGACCTTGAGCAGGTAATAACTCTCTGTATGCTTGTGCTTGAAACTGAGTAACTGACTCAGCAAGTAATGGATGAACAATGCCAGAAGCACCTTCAAAAGGCTCTGCTCTGTCTTCATAACTCATTCCAAGTAACTCTAAACCATTTTTATACTGATCTTCCCATTCTTTTCTGGAATTTATGTCTTCTTGTATTTCAGAAACAATGTCGGATGACATTGAATTAAGATCTGATTCTTCTATATGTTCTGCTAAATTAGAGTCAAAAGGAATAGATATAGGAGCTTGAGTTTCTTGTATTTCACCAAGAACAATTGAGCCATCATCCATTTCTGTTACATTTGGAGATATTTGCGGCTCTTCAATTTCTACTGTTGTAGCCAAGCCTTCTGGAGCTTCAATGTTTTCTATACCATTTACTTTTTCAATAGCCATTTATTTACCTTATTTTAAATTTGCCACCAGCTCTTGCGATACCCATACCTTTACAGACACCACCACCTGAACCCATCTTGACTGGAACAACTTTTCCACCAGACTTTAAGTTTTGCATAAATTTTTTCATAGCTTCTCTGTCTTTGTCAGTAACAGTATCTGTTCCTGCAAAACTACCTTGAGTATCAGCATCTATTATTTCTTTCAAAGCTTCCATTTGTTTTTCTAAATCTGTCTTTGGATCTGGCTCACCACCACCTTGAAGTTTTTGAACTTTACCACCATATTTCATGCCTAACTTATCTTTGAGTTCTATAAGTTTTGCTTTCATTTTTCTTCTTCTACTTAGTTTTCCACCTGTAAGTGTATCAACAGTGCTAACCAGATCACCGAGTGGTTTTTCTAATTCTAAAATCTTCATTTTATTTTTTAAACTTTTGCTCATATTACTCTCCTGTCTTTGGATTAATTTGTATTGATCTTGTCATATCTACAACTCCACCAACACTCATCATCTTTGGGCTTATCATATTTTTTTCTATATTCATGCCTTTTGGTGTCATAATACTTGCACTTTGCACTGATATTTTTATCGGTTTTGTTTTAATTCTTTTAGCTTTACCAGCACCTTTTCTAAACTTTGCTGTTATTTTTGCAGTTTCTTTTTTTCTTTTATCACCAAAAGGATCAGCAGATGTTAATCCTCCAAGTCTAAAACCTGGCAATTTCAATTGCTTTGTTTTACCTGGATTAATTTGTTTAACTGGAGGTGCTTTAGGATATAATCTATTGTTAGAATCTCTGCCTCTTCGGTACAAATCTTCATAAACTTGCTGTTGATCTGCCTGACCACTTGCAAGTCCTACATATTTGCTAAAGTCTCTTCTTCTGGACATTATCTCGTTCCTTTAAAACTTCCGCCTCTGCCAGTCATTACACCACCCATGTTCATCTTTTTTGGTTTAACACCAGTAGCTTCCATTATTCCTTTAGTCTTTTTTTCAGCTTCTCTAATCATTTTTTCTAAAAGTTTAGCATCTGCGTCTGAAACTGTATTTCCATTTTTTTTAATGTTTGTCATTAGTAATACTCCATTTTTCTTCTATAAATTGGCTCTGGTTCATCGTCATCAGGAGTAGTAACAAAACCACCCTGTCTAAATCGTAGTATAGCCTGTGTCATTGAATCTGCCAAGTCATCATAATCTCCATGTGGAAAACTGGCACATT